GCGGTTGTTAGAGATTTTGTGTGGGCCGCTAATGTGGATAGCGGGTCTGGCCGAATACCTTTCCGGTGCCAATGGTCAGGGTTTAATAACATAACCAGTTGGACCTCTGGAGTTGATCAAGCCGACTTTCAAGATCTGCCAGATAGTGGCGCTATTACTGGAATGGTTGGAGGTGAATATTGCACCATTCTAACTGAGCGAGCTATCTACCGAGCCACCTATGCGGGACCGCCTTTGATTTGGCAATTTGACAAAGTCGTGTCTGAAAGAGGGTGTGCGTTTAGTGGCTCTGTCTGTAACTCAGGGAACCTTGTTTTCTTCTTGGCCTCAGATGGTTTTTACGCATTCGACGGGCAAAAAACGGTGAGTATTGGTTCAGAAAAAGTGAATGAATTTTTTAAGAAGGACTTTGATAGTAACTATGATTTTCGTATGAGTTCTCACGTTGACCCTCTAAACGAAGTTGCTATGTGGAGCTACACAAGCACACAGTCCCCGACAGGCCAGCCAGACAAAATAATTATGTATAATTATGTTTTGAATAAATGGTCATTGGCGGAAGTTGAGGCAGACCTGTTGTCCCCATTGTTTTCATCTGGGTACACGGTTGACGGCCTTGGCAACTTGTCTGCGACTGTTGATGGCCTTTCTATTCAGCTAGACAGTAGAACATTTAAGGGCGGGCAGTATTTCTTTGGCGGAGCTTATGGCAATAAAATTTCCACTTTGTCTGGCAGCCCGTTGTCTGGCACTATAGAAACATCAGAAGCACCATTAAGCATGGGCAAGCACTCTATTATCACTAGGGTCTATCCATATTACGAAGATGGCTCTGTTGAGATTTCTATTGGCACAAGAGACACGCAGGCAGCCACCCATCAATATGGGAGTGTCGCAATTCCAAACACTTCCGGCTTTGCCCCATTTAGAGCGCAGGGCAGATACCACAGAGCAAAAACTATTTTTAGTGGTGGCTGGAGCAAGGCTGTCGGCATTGATGTTGAGGCAAGGCAGATTGGGCGAAGATGACAACTGCACAGAGAAAAGCTAATTTTAGAATTTTAAACCCAATTACCGCAACGACAAGAGAGGTGGCCGAGGTTTTAAATAGAACTGTTGATGGCGGCTTGAACAGCATTGGGTACGCCACGCTTGGTAATGGCACAACTAGCACTACTGTTAGTGACCCAAGGTACAGCGTCGAGAGCATTGTTTTTTTTACGGGGTTTAACGAGACGCTTGAGCATAGCAACCCTTTTGTAAAAAGCACTAGCACCGACGGCACAATGATAATTGAACACGGGAACCACGGGCATGACGTTGACGTTGCCTACTTTATTGTCGGCTGAGGACAGATTGTCAGAACAGTGGCAGAGGTGCCACAAATGGATTAGTGAGGCTTTGGCGTACTCTGGCGGTACGCATTCTATGGACGATGTTTTTGGTGCGCTGGCTCTTGGGGATGCCCAGTTACATCCTTTAGAAAAATCGTGTATTATAACCGAGATAGTGGATTATCCCCAGCGGTCGGTTTGTCGAATATGGTTAGCTGGTGGAGAACTAAACGAGTTAATTGAGGCTGAAAAGTCTATTGCGATTTGGGCTAAGAGCCTTGGGTGCTACGCAATGGAGATTAACGGCAGGATGGGCTGGAAACGCCAGCTTAAAGATTACACCGCATCGTCGGTGGTTTTAACAAAGGAATTGAGAGATGAGTAAAGGCGGCGGCGGAAACACTAGAAACATTACCCAGACGACTAGCGCACCGGCATACGCGCAACCGTTTTTGGAGTATGGCTTATCTGAAGCAAAAAACCTTTACGGAAATCAACCATCTTATTACCCCGGTCAAACGACCATAGGGTTTAGCCCAGAAAGTGAAATGTCTCTTTCTGCTACTCGTCAAAGGGCAATAGACGGCAGCCCGTTCATACCCGCAGTGCAAAACGCGGTTATGCAGAACCTTATGGGGACGAACCCACTCCAACAAGCTGCGTTTAGACCTGCAATTGAGGCTGTAGAGGCTCAAGCTGCAAAGGCGGGCAGATATGGCTCAGGATACCAACAGGGCGCTCTTGCCGCAGCTTTGGCCCCTATGGCATACCAAGCGCAGCAAGACGCCATTGCGCAAGCTCCTGCGGCTCGCGAGTTTGGTTTTGCTGACCTTAATACTTTGGCCGGTGTGGGCGGTGCGCGAGAGGCACAATCTCAGGCAGAGCTTCAAGCTGACATTGACCGCTTTAATTTTGAGCAAGAACAGCCTCAACTTGCTCTGGCTAATTACATGGCAACCGTTAAGGGCGGTACTGTCGGTGGGCAAAGCACCAGACCTGTCTTCCGCAATCAGGCCGGAAATGTTCTCAGTGGCGCATTAGGTGGGGCGCAACTTGCTGGAATGATACCAGGCATGGGCGGCGGTATGGGCGCGGGCCTTGGCGCGTTAGCGGGTCTTTTAGGTTAGGGGTAGAGCATGAGCGTTTACGACAGATTTAATCGATTACTGCAAGGTCGAGCGCCCTTGCCAGCCGCAACAATGAGACGGCCATTTCAGCTTCCTAATGGACAGGTTCCGCCTATGGCGCTTCTGCCCGGTGCTAAACCGCCGCAGTCTTCATTAACCGCAAATCAAAAACTGTCGCCTATGATGCAAGAAATTTTAAGAAAAGCTCAAATTTCGCGCATGACGCCTGCCGCTGGTCAGGTCAACTTGACGACCCCTGAAGCGGCAGCGGGTGGGCCAGCAGGTATGACATTTGAGCAGAAGCTAATGCAGCCACGCGCTCAGGGTATGCTTAACGCCGCTGCCGCTGGGTTTGAGGCTTCGGGTTGGCAAGACCGTCCGGTTACTCTTGGGCAGGTCTTGGGGCGCATGGGTACTGCTGGTATGAAGGCTTACACCGCTGCTGAAGATCGCATCGCCGCTCAAAAAGCGGCAGGGTTAGACAAACTTTTAACAGAAGCAAAAATAAAAACTGAGTTGGGAAAGGCCGGTCAAGGATTTAAGGGGACTAGCCTTGCAGCTCAAGACAGCAATAATGTTTTAAATTTAGGTCCAAAGGTTGCTAACGGCACCGCCTCGCCTACTCAAAAAGCAGCTTATGGTATGTCTTGGCAGCGGCTGTCTCAACCAAGGCCAGAAACCAGAACTGCAACAGACGGCACCGTAACAACGGTAACAATTCCGGGTATGGATTTAACAGGGTTTCCTGTCCCAGAAGGGGTTGAGGCGGGTGAAAAAGTTATTGGAACAGAAGCGCCAACATTTAATAACGACGAAAAACTAGCCGCAGCCTTCACCAACAGAATGATTGAATCTACTTCAACATTTGAAAATGTAACGGCTGGAGGTTATGACCCTTCTAACATGAGAGACTTCGCCGCCAACCAATTACCCTTAGCAATTAGGGGTTCTGCGCTATCTGATGCCGGTCAACAGTATTTAGCGGCAAAAATGAATTTTATTACTGCTGTTTTGCGTAAGGAATCAGGTGCCGCTATTTCTGATACAGAATTTAAAAATGAAGACTTAAAATATTTTCCGCAACCCGGAGAAAGCGCGGCTGTTATAGAGCAAAAAAGAATTGCCAGAAAGACAGCAATAGAGAGCATGAAGGCGCAATCTGGCGGCGCTTTTTCTTATATGCAGAAAAAAATGAAGCCGTCTGACATGGACCAACTTCCAAAGGGGTCAGTGTTTATGGAGAGAATAGGCGGCGTGTCTTATTACAAAACCCCTGAAGGCAAAGTATTGGCGGTGGATTGATATGGGTATTCGCGAAGCAACTCAAGACGAAATAGCAAAGCTGAACTCTGCACAAGCGTCAGAAGAAACGCCATCAGTTGGCGGGTATAACCCGATACAGTTTGCCACTGGCCTTGCTCGGTCAATTGGTCAGGGCATCACGTTTGGCACGGCTGACGAGGCTGAGGCATATATTAGAAGCATATTAGGCGACCAAACATACAAGCAGGCGCGGGATCAGGTTCGCAAAGAGCTTGATCAGTTTCGTAAAGAATATCCGAAAACAGCTTACGGCTCAGAAATTGCGTCTTCTATAGCTATGCCAATGGGTGTGGCAAAACTTGCTGGCAAAGGCATCGTCAAGGGTGCCGAAATGATTAATAAGCCATTAGCCGATTTTGCGGCTCAAAAGGCTGCTCAGGCTGGACAAAAAATTGCTACGGCTGCACCAAAAACAACAAGGATCGCAACAGGCAAGCCAGCTCAGGTGGCGGGTGCGAGCGCCCTATATGGCGCTGGCGCGGCAGAAGAAATGAGCGATGTGCCAGAATCAATGGCAATATCCGCTGCGCTTGGTGCGGGTCTGCAAAAAGCAGCACCCGCCGTTACCGCAGGAGCCGC